CTGGCTCGGTACTTCCACAGCTGTTCCCGGGGCGGTCCCGGGAGGGACAAAGGCACCAAGGAAATGTACGACAAGTCAGAAACATCATCAAAACTCGGTCGGTTTGAACTGGGAAAATCTGAAAAAAAATCGCAGAAATCTGAGACTAATTCAGACCTGCGACTTTTTTATTTTGTGCATTTTGTATATAATTTTCTATAACGTATCTCGGCGCGATGTGAATTTTTCATTTTAACACATTCAGCTCATCATTTTTCATATTTTTTCTTCTTACGGCACCAGCAATCTTGGTTCTTCTTCTCTTCTGCCGGCTTGTTTCTTTTTTTCTGCGTTTTGCCGCATCTTGGCTGATTGTTCCCATGCCTGCTGCTCCTTTCCATATATTTCTTTCATATTCTGACTCCTTGAGTTAAGATTGATAATTGGGACGTCTACATTCAATTCATCTGGCACAATACCGACGATTACAACCTTAGTTGGTTCGATCGCTTCCAACATTTCCTTGAAGTTCTCACAAAATTCCATCCTGGAAGATTTCGACCGTACCCTGCCATTCGTGCAGCACGATACTACACTTCTATGCGGCGTGCCGTCAAATATCCACGGCATGTATTTCGGGCTTATGATATTTACTGACGGAATGATGTTAACGTCCATCATCGACCAGTAATACCCCAACGCATGATTACGGTATAGGTTATAGATATTTAGTGCACTTGGCATCCCGGAAGCAATTGTGAAATCTGGGCTGCAAACTGAATTGAAACATTTCAGGTGTTCGATATACTGATCCGGTTGATTCCATACCTGCAAGAAACTTTTATCGTCGATATAGAAATTCACGGTCAGGTCCTTATGGCCTTTCAATGATCTGGCTTTTGAAGATACGAAATCTATTCCCTTGCCCGGTACGGCATCTGACTTCGGCAACATCGGTATTTGGTACGGTCCGTCAAGCTCTGCATCGGTTATTAAATATTCTTTCATTACGTCATATGCGGTATGCGTATTATTCATTGATTCCACTCCTGTTAAATGTGTTAAAAAGCCAGTAAATATTAGTGTTTGCGGGCTATTTTTAAGCTACAAGTTCGCCAATAAAATGCCTTGTGTCGTTCTTACGTATTGTTAAATAACATGTATTCAGAACAACCCCGCCCAAATCCCGTATTTTCAAGCATCCAGTGCTTAAATAGAATTTGCACACGGTTTGTTTATCCGCCGACAACGACACAACTATTTTGTCAAAAAGCTTATCAATAATTTGGCGATTTATATCTTCTTCTTTTACTTCTTTAAAACTTTTTAGTTCCTCTGTGATTTTCGAAAGTTGTTTTTCTACCATTTGTAGTTCGACATCTTCCGGGACTAATTTCGAAATTTCCATCTCCAAATCAATGATTTGTTTTGTGTAGTCCTTATTCCTTGATATAAACTCTTCGTCCGGAATATTTCCATTAAGGTTATATTCCAGTATTTTTTCTTTCTTCTTTTTTATTGCATCAATCTGGTTTTGAAGCCTTTCTTTTTCAATGCCCGTATCCGGCTTATTATTAATAACTTTTTTTAGTATATTTAAGTATTCCTTGATAACTTCATCTATGTTACATGAAGATTCATTGATAAGACTTGCGACCACTTTCTTTAAATCAGACTCTCTGATACCGTGTGAACTGCAAGAATCCGCTCCATTTTTGATTTTGTAACTGCATACCCATCTCACATCTTCTTTTCCGCGTACATAATGTTGCTTCATCCAGTACGGAGCGCCATCATTAGCGCAAAAAATTTTACCCGTGAAGAGATTTCCGTTTTTAAACGAAGTTCGATGAGATTTTATAGCTTCGCTTCTCTTCTTCATATACTCATTCGCTTTTTCCCATGTTTCTTCGTCTATGATTTGAGGTACCCGGCTCCCGTCATCCTTAAATATTACCCATTTGGATTCTGGCAGGAATTCTTGCTTTTTGGTAAACATATCGACAATCTTCACTTTTCCACCGCAAAAATATCCTTTATATTTGGGATTTTTGATAATATTCCTGATAACATCTCTGTTTATTTTTCCACCCTTGAAGTTCCTGTACCCCATGTCCCATAATTTCTTTTCTAATTTAGGGGTAGACATGGTTCCTGATGCGTAATCTCTGAATATTATCCTAATCATTTCAGCTTCTTCAGGAACTATAGTGAGTTTCCCATCTTTCTTGTGATATCCGTATATTCGATTTCCAAGCACAACTCCGTTCTGAATTGACCTTGCATGTCCGAATTTGATACGACTCGAAAGTTTTCGAAGTTCATCTTGCGCAACGCCTGCCATAATTGTCAAACGGAACTCGCTGTCCTCGTCAATGGTATTAATCCCGTCGTTTTGAAACCATACACAAACTCCATAGGACAGTAGTTCTCTGGTATATTGAATGCTGTCAAGCGTGTTTCTGGCAAATCTGGAAATCTCTTTCGTGATGATCATATCTACTCTTCCGAGTTTTGCATCTCGAATCATATTCTGAAATTCCTCTCTCTTTTCGGCATGGATTCCAGATATTCCATCGTCAATATATGCTCCCGAAAAAGTCCAATTCTGATTTGAACGAATAAATTCCTCGTAATATTCTTGCTGGTGCTTGATAGATACCTGCTGCTCCGCTTTTTCCGTGCTAACTCTTGCGTAATATGCCACTTTTAACTTTAGGTCAAAAATAGATCCTGTCCTTAATCTTTCCCTTGCATAATATATGTTCATAAATCATTCCCCTTTGTAATTGCAGGAATGGAATCAAGAATATTATAATCGTTATTCTCGACTCCATTCAATAGTTTTTTCGTTATTTTGTTGCATTAATTTCTGCCAATACTTTATTTCTGGTTTCTTCATTGATTAGTCCGAGTTTAAAAAGCCTTTCGTTTATGGCAATCAAAATAACTTTTTCCATGCAATCACCTCAATTAATCTTATTCACACATAATCAAAAATATTCATCTGTCCATATGGCATATCGTTCTCGGAATTGATAAACTTGCAAGCTATGTATCTCCCGTACCAATCCTGGTCACCGCCATATAACAGACATTTTCCTTTCTTCCCATCCCGGAAAAATCTGCATTCTGAACATGTATGCTGATATGCAGTTCCACCGGAACGTTTGTACATCTCACTTATTGTCCTCATTTTTGCATCCCCTGTACCATTTCCATTCTGATATGCTGTGCCATATGTGCCCGGACGGATTCTTCCGGAAACGGGATTTCGAGCGACCGCTCCAGAATCCTGTTGGTAATTCTTTCATCATATTTCAGTTCTGATATCTGACAGTTGCTTGTGAATATAGTGATTTTCCTGTCGACATACCGCCCGTTGATAATGCTATAGAATCTTTCGTTAATCCATTCTTTTCCAGAATCAGCGCCGAAGTCATCAATGATAAGGATTTCTGTTCTGGACAAATCCTCTATCAACTTTCCCTCCGTATTCCCTTTGTCTCCCCATGTATTCTTGATCTCATCGAGGATTCTTAGGGATGTGGTGAACTTGACTGGTTTCTGGTATTTCTTCATGATTTCATTCGCCAAGCTGCATACTGTTTTGGTTTTGCCAGAACCTTTTGCGTTTGAGAAAAGATATAGTCCTATTCCCTTCTTCTGCATATCAGGAAGATTTTTAAACCAATAATTTACCGCCTGCGCCGCCTGAGAAAATACTTTTCGACTCTCAGCGTTCAAATATACACTTGACTTTAAATCGTTGAAATTTGAGTCTTTAAACACGTTTGGAAGCTCTGCAAATTTCAATTGATTTTCAAGGATTATTCTTTTCCTGATTCCGCAAGGGCATTCCTCACAATAGGGAATACCACTTGCATCTCTTACCCATCTCCACCCGCTGTCCCCACACTCAGGGCATTCAAGCGAACGGGGTGTCTGATTCTTCTCCGTTCCATTCTCCAAGTGGGACGAGTGGTTCGACATTTCTTTGAGTTGTGTCAGTTCCATTTCGCATATCCTCCCTGTTGTGGTATTTGTTTTCGAGTATCTTTAAGAAGTTGTTCGGTTTCACAAACCATTCAAAATTTATCATAAAATCAGTTTTCTTTCCCATAAGGAAGTCACTGTTTTGTACATTTTTCAATGCTTCCATTACCTTATCTATACCGTATTCTCGGATTCTTGCTTTCAGCATTTGTGTTCGCCTTGCCGTCATTCTTGCGATTGGCTGAATACCGAACTGCTGAAGCTTATTCCATTCATCTACGACTTTCTGTACGTCTCCGGGCTTGACTAAATCTTTTTCGCAAGAAATCTGTTCTGGAATCTCTTCTTCTGATAACTCTTTCTGACGTTTTCTGTGCTCTGCAACCCTCTTTCTGGTCTGCTCTCTGATTTTTTCAAGTCCGTCAATGTTCTGATGTTCTTCCCATCCGGGGATTGAGAGTAGTGTTCCGTTCCTGGTTATCATGCCGAACTTTTCAAGAATTGTGAGTGCAAGCTCGATCACACTCTCGTCAAAATCCAGTTCGTCAGCTAGCATCTTGTTTGTATATGGAATATTCTCTGTCAGAAAAATAATCCCGTTTGAATTACAACGTCCTGCCATCGTCAGAAGCATCATCCAGATCAGCACAATATTATTTCCCTCTGGAAGTTTTCTGATATGCCGGATTTTTTTGTTATCGAACATATCTATTTCTAATCGAATCCAACTCACCTTTGCCATTTAGCCACCTTCCCGTCTGGTAAGGACATTTCCGCCCTTACCACATTGATTTTCGGATGAATTTTTCCATTAAAGAGTCCATCCAGTTTTCTGTGTGCTTTTCACAGGTATCATCTTCCTCTATCAGGATGCCTTTGCGGTCACACAGCCCGTTGTCGTTTTCAATACAAGTTTTGCATGTTTTATCTGCCATTTTCCTCACCCCAATCTAATTTCTGTCCACACCTGTTACAATAATTATTCATGCCAATATATGCATGATGTACCATACTGGAATGAAACATATCTTCAGGGTTATCGCTGTTGCATTTAGAATCTACATCGTCATCCGAAAAACCAATAATATGCAGTCCACATGACGGACAGATGCAAGCATATAAATTAACATCGTAGCATTCGTCGTATTCTACAACCTCGTATCTCACTTTTCTGTGCATCTGCTTTTTTAACGCTTTAACTGCTAATTCTAATGCTTTACGATATTCAACAATTCCTGGAACATTTGTCCAGACCTTTTTAGCTAAGTCAATGCGTTCCCGTAAGTTTTTAATTGCTTCTTCTGGTTTCATGTTAATCCTCCTAATGATTGTTTTTCTTGGATAAATCATAGTCAATAAACAGTGTTTTCTTTTTACCACATTTCTTGCATACTAGAAGAGTTTCTCCGTCTTTTACCCAATGCCACTCAATTTTATATACATGTGGTTTACAAAGACATTTAATCTTACAACCATTCTTTCGCCATCTGTTGAATTTGTTGATTATTGTATACAATAGTACGTAAACAGCAAGTCCAACTACACACATTCCCACTATCATAAAAATTTCTTTTATCACTTCAATCATTCTTCTTCATTTCCTCCAACTTCTTCTCAGCTTCTTCACGAGTGAGGAATACTGTTTTTCCAATATCTTCTAAACGGTAGCAACTTTCTCCCATATCTTCTTTGCCTATTGCGTCAAACCTTATAGCACGTTCATTTTTGTAACAGAGAAAATGAATTTCTGAAACAGTCATTGGAATAATCGGTTGCTTGGCTCCGACATTCACTCTATATACCGTATCTCCAACATTACACGGCAATCTCACAAGCAAGCCTTGTTCTTCTAAATCTTCATATTCAGCGAGTGCATTCATTACATCATATTCTCTTTCTCCCTCGAAACAAACATCTGGGAAATCACTTCCGTCATGTATTGCAATAGCTTTTTCACCATCACTAGTAAATCTTTCAGTCCATCTATCCATTTACTTCACCTCTTTCAGCTTCTCAACTGCCAGCTTCAATGACTCTACAAATTCATCATTCAACGCTGTACGATCTGGATTCTCGATAAATTTTTCAATATCTTCAATTGCTTTCTCTTCGGGTGTACAAAATGTGAATTTTCCTGATTTCGCAATTTCAAGAAGTTTATCAATGCTATTTCCCCAATTATATGTATCGCACAAGCTCTTGTTGCACTTGGCTGACCACAATGTGCATTTTAAGCAGCTACGTCCTTTGCAATTGCGCGTATCTGCAATCCACTCAGCAAACTCTCTTGCCGTCATTTCTTTCATTCCGAGAAGTTCTGATGCCTCATAGAAAGCAAAGTCTGATCTGACACTTGCTGCATAAGTTATATCATGTTCATAAAATTTTAAAATGTCTGGAAAATATTGTGTTTGTAATGACTCACAATGGTCTTTTCCATACCAATGAAATCCCTGTTTCTCAGCTTCTTTGAGAAGCATTTCATTTTCTTCTTTTGTTCTAACCAGAACACATGTATTTGTTAAGTCAATCATCTGCGTTTCCTCCTGTAATTGCATCAATACACTGATTCCACCCTTCTACGAATCCCGCATCAAATGTATTGGCCGGATAATCTCCATTGTCTTTTTCTGGCAAGTCCATAAGTGGACACCAATCAGGTCTTGCTTCTGTTTCATCATTCCATGCTGACATTTCTGCAATCGGGCAATATATGCAGACATTCATTCCAGCACTATAATTTCGCCCAATTAAGCAGGAAATGCAACCATGCTCTGGCGTATCAATCACTAATACTGATTTACTCATTTTCTTCCTCCTTAAAACTAGACCACACGCTCATACTGTCAACTTCACAATCGCAGTTATTGTAGTCAATATCTTCTGATGCCCGTGTTTTTGCTATTTCCTCAGCTTCTTCTTTTGTATCGGCTTCAATATCGTCATAATCAATTGATAAGCTCATTCCGACACTTACATACCATTTACTCACTCGCTTCACTTCCTCTCAAC